TCATTTTTCTGCCGTATTTTTGCCGTCCAAAGGCCCGTACAGCCTTTCCATCCCCGCACGGGTAACGAGCCAGATTCTTTTCGACTGTACCGCCTCCACGCCAATATTAAAGCGTGGAGGTCTTCCTTGTCGGCTAATACAAGCCTGCCTTAAGGAGTCGGTAGACTTATTCCAAAGCTCAGCAGCTTCTTCCAAAGTCATCACATCATTCAACATTATTTTCCTCCCTTGAATAAAAAGAAAAGTCCAAGCGCAAGTAGAACCATTCCCAACTGGACTTGGTCATTCAACATCGCTAGGCAACCCACTCCTAAAAATGCACAGTGCCAAATTGATTTTTTCATGGTATTTTGATAGACTTATGATGAGTAAGGGGAGGACTTTTCTCCCCTACAATCAGTGGCCAATGATGTTCTTCAGGATTTGGTAGATCCCTGTCAAAATCAACCCAATTCCTGTTGTGACCTCTGCGGCCTTTTTTAATAAGTCCACCGTTTCACCTCCTCTCTATGGTTTTATTATACCGCATATACGGTATTTTGTCAAGTAAAAACAATAAAAAATCACCCCGTAAAGCCTGATATTTTCTTGCTCTACGGGGTTTCTTCATTTCGCCGCCCATGCTACCAATAGGCCTGCCGCCACGATTTCCCAAGTGTTGCGCTGGCTCTTAATGCGCAGCCGGGTCCGCTTTTCCTCGGCGGCGTACTGCATCAAGGATTGATTGGCTTGAGTCAATAAGGCTTCCTGCCTGGTCGATTTGGCCTGCAGATCTGCCAGATGACTCTGCAATGTCCTGGACAATTCCTCTGCTTTCGTCAATTTCACTTGTAATTCTGCCGCTTTGATCTGCTGCCCGCTGCAGGCCGTCCGTAATGCTTCGTTGATTGTCTTCAGCTCGGTTAAGTTGTTCTCTAACTGCGTCAGCTCCGTTTCCGTGATCGTATACGTCGGTTCGTCCGGCGTTGCGGGGGCCGCAAGCGTAACCTGCGCCGAAGCACACAGTAGCAAGCAGAGCAACAAGAACCCAATGAGAGATACGGTCAATTTTCGCCTTGATTTCATTGAACTTCCCCCTTACTTTCTCCATTGATTCCTGTACCAATTCGCCTTCCCCCTCAACACGTTTCCGCCAGTCCTTGGGTCGTCGTAGTCGATGGTCCAGGACGGGCTTTCTGGTGTCCCCAGATACTGCAGGTCCCAACGTTCGCAGCCATTGCATGGGCCGTACTCATCGCCCTCCGGCAGTAAGTCGTCGATGTTATCCGCCGCTTCTGCGTGGGTCATGATCCGATCCCGGTCAATGGTCAGCCACAGGGTCTTGGCCAGGACGGCCACTACCTGGGCCATGGCCTCAATCTGTGCCACCGTGGGCGGGTAGTCCCCCAAGTCGTCCGTAGTAGCCCCGTAGGCACAGCACAAGGCAACGCCGATAGCAGCGGTGTTTCGTTGCCAAGTATGGGCCAGGGTTTCGCCGAGGTCGTCCGTACTTGCCCAAAGGCTTCCATCTTCATCGATATTGATATGGTAGTCGTTAAACTTCTGGCCATACCGCCCAGCCGTCCAGTGAAGATAGATCTTGACGTCCCGCTGCATATTTTTTGCATCCTCCCACAATTGGATACGGGCCTTTTCAGCCATTGCCTGGATGTCTTTCAACGTCACTCTTTTCATGTTCTTCTTTTACCTCCTTCTCCCAAGGGTCTGGTACTCCATCACCATCAGCATCAATCAGGCTTTTACCGATAAAACCGATGGCAGCGATGAACGCCATGCTAGTTGTGGTCTGGATTAGCGCGTTTAGGGCCGATAGGTCCACTTGCCCTTTGGCCCTCCAGAGCCAGCACCAGCTAGCCAGATATAGCACCACGCTCCCGATGATGAGAAGCATGATGGTGATGACAAGGGCCCGCGGCAGGCCCTTGACTTTCATCCGCCCCAGTGAGCCTAATAAGTCCAGCAGTGTTTTCTGCAGCCGCTTCATTTTCGGACCTCTTCTGCCATGTGTAGGACCTCGTCGTGCTTGGCGTTCATGATTCCGTTATCAGCCAGGTGCTCATATACGCCATACATTTCCTGCCACACCTGCTTTTCTTCGGCTGTGGGAGCGTTCTGCTGGAACCGGACGTACATGTCATTCAGAGAGGCCCGCAGGATGAGCTGCATCCCTTTTCTGATTGCCCGCAAGCCTGTAACGTAAGCCACGATGTAGCCGATAAGCCCGCCCACGGCAAGGCTAATAACTGTGCTTAAACCCTCGATGATGATGTCGTTCACGATTGATATCCTCCATTAAAGTTTCATGATGTATGCCAATGTGTAGTACGGTGGCATATTGTTGTGCGGCTGGTTTCCGCCTGTTGGTTCAATAAATTCACTCTGGATGTAATAGCCATGCTTACCGTCAGGATAAGTGCCGGATACTCGTCTGTCCGAAAAAGTACCGTTTATGCCGTTTTCCGAGCCACCAGCCAGGTACCAGATAGATTGCGGCTCCGTCTTTTGAGACAACCTTTTGCTCAAGGCAATCCGGTGTCCATGACTGGGGATGTTGCTTACATTCAGTGTAACGCTTGTTTCCCCGCCCGTTCCCCCCGCTATTCGTTCCATCCCCGCCGTAGATGAAGCGGTTACGCAAGTCTGGTGTGCCGTTCGTTCCGTCGCACAGGTGCCACTCCTTGTCAACCACCCCCGTGTTTTTATCGACTGGGAAGCCGTCTTTAACCGTCCCGGAGAACGCTGTTACAGTTCCGGGCAATACCCCCCCGATTTTGTAACTACGAATTTACAAGTTCCGTCTGTAATTGGTGCCATGTGTTATTCCTCCCTTGTGGCTACTTGCAATTTACATTCTCCAAAATAAATACAGCCGTAGAGAATCGTTTCTCCGGCCTTCACCCAGATAGGGCCGGGGCAAATATCTCTTGCGCCGTTGCCGTTCACTCTGGACTCTTTGGCGCGGGTACCATTAATTCTCATAAATGCCGAACCCGTTCCACTTTTAGGATCTTCACAATACGCACTGTACCATCCAGATTCTTTCGCTATATATGTAAAATTGTTCCACGTGGAAGCATTGGAAATCTTATTGTAAGCTACAAATTTAAATTGTGTCCCATTGACGGCTACATCGCCACTATTAAGCAGGTCAGCAATCGCATGTTTGATTAATTCATTGACCTTTTCCGTTGTTGGCAATGCTTCCAGCCGCTTCTCCATGTCAACCATGGACAGTGCGTTCCCCGTCATGGTTCCGTCAGTAAATTCATTCATGTTTGCTCCTTCATGCGTAACAGATATATGCTCGCACGGTATAGGTCAACGGGGTTACGGTGGTGGACTTGCCGTAGATGGCGGACGAACGGGAAGCGTCAAAATACAAGCTATGGGGAAGGGGTTCTCCGTTAGTTGTTGTCCCACTAGCACAGGACCCGTACTTCCCACTCGCATAGAACGAGCCGGTAAGGCCAGTAGTGGCGTCTTTCGTATCCCACGCAAGGCGGCTATTCGGCCCTACCAACGCATGAGCTCCCCCCGTGATGTTCGGCAATCCCGCTTCCACCATCTGCCCCGGCGTGGTGTCCGCTCTCAGATAGCGCCCGTTAAGGTTCGGCAATGTCGCCGTCCCCAGATAATCCACCAGCCGTTTATATTTATCACCGTCGATTGTCTGCCCGTCCAACGGCAGGAGATATTCATGTTCTCCCGTTTTTGTCGTTGGCTTGTAGACAATATCGCCTATACTGTGCTTGCTCAGTGTATCGTTGATATAAAACGTTACAGTGTTATCACTAATTACCCCCCCATGTTACTCTTAATCGTTGCCCAATCCGGCTCCGTGCTACCCGTCGTTCCTGCTTGCGTAACGACGATTACGCACCCCGGTGGAAGGCTGGGAGAGGTCAGTACGTCACCCACTTTATATGCGGTGTTGCGCTTAATCTGGTATGGCACCCCGGCTTCCGTCTTGGTGGCGTACGTACTTTCTGCTTCGGCGCTGTTTAGCTTCTTGGCCAGCTCTGCCGTCACTGTGGCGGCAAAATTGGAATCGTTACCCAGAGCCTCTGCCAGTTCGTTCAAGGTGTTTAATTGGTCGGGTGCGCCGTTGACAAGGGCGGAGATGGACTTCGCCACGAATTCCGTGTTTGCAATAGCCTTAGAACTGTTGCCCTCGTTAGCTGTGGGGACAGAGGTTGTGCCGGTCACGGTTAGGGATGTGGTGGAAACAGAAGTGGAAAGGGCGGACTTTTTGACGAATAAAGCGGCAACGGCTTGTTCCACTTCATCAAGGGACTTAGACACAAACGCTGTACTTGCAATTGTGCTGGTGGCGTTCCCTACGTTAGCTGTAGGGACGGAAGTATCGCCAGTTACAGTAAGAGAGGAAGTAGACACAGAGGAAGCAAGGCCAGATTTTAAAACCACATCCGGCTTGTTCTTGATAAACGCCTTGCTCGTCGTGTCCGTTACATTCCAGTCAGATTGCTGTTCCCTTGCGCTGTTGGCCGCATTGGTGGCACTGTCCGCAGCCGCTGATTGACTGCTGGACGCCTCCTTTGCGCTGGCTGCTGCTGCCGTCTGGCTGTTCTTAGCAGCCGTGGCGGACGTGGCGGCGGCACTGGCACTGTTGGCGGC